TTCTTTTTTTTGCCATTTTTTAGTAAACTTCCTAGTATTTTTGACTGGTTAGCATGAGCTCTGCTTGCTTTTTTTAATTTACCTTGAACTTTTTTTACTTTTCTTTTTGCTACACCCGTTAAGGCCATCATTTACCCCCTACAAAAATAAATACAATTGATATCAGCTGTAAAACTACACCTGCGATTAACATCCACACACGCCTATCAATTTTGTCTATTTGTGCCTGTAAGTGTGTAAGATGATTGCTTTCTAGTCTTTTTATAACCTCTTCAAGTACAGACATTCTTTTGTCTAAATTGTGTAAAATATCTTTTTCTCGTTTAGTTGCCATTTTTTTTAAAACTCTTAGGATATACTTTTTTTATTGCCTTATTAAGAAAAAGAGTTTTTTCTTTTGTAGGCATATTATCAATATAAACTCTTAATAATCTTTTTTGTTGATTCTCTGTTAAGTCGGATATTTTTGGTCTTGGTATTGGTTTTTTCTTTAACATTTCCACCTTCTTCTTGCTTGCCTTAATCTACTATTAGGGTTTTTTGCGGCTTTTGGAAACTTCTTCATTTGTCCTGCACTTCTTGCACAAAATGACTTTCTTCTTTTAGCTGCGGCTGAACCCTTTTTTACCTTACCTGTTACAGCTGTTTTAAGCTTACTACCCGGATTATCGCGTCTGTATTTAGCTACTCCAGCTGCTGTCATACCCGCCCCTTTTTTAGTGGGGCGGTAGTATTTTTTTGTTCTAGGCGGTTGCTTGTCCCTTTTCCTAGTCATAGTTCTTTCTCATTTCAAGCGTAATAGTATAAGTATCTGCACTTGAATGACCTACTGTTGTAAAAAGAATGTCTCCTGTTACACCAGAACCTGCATTATTTTTTAAGCCGCCAAAGCTAGAATAGTCGTGATAACCACTTTGGTTTTCACCTAGTTCTATTATAAAAGCATTTGAGGTGGCGTCAAAAAACAATCTAGTTTTCATACCTACACACTGCCACCATATTTTTTCTATAGTTACACTGGTGCAAGTTTGACCATGACCATTTGTAGTTAAAGCACTTACATCCACCTTCTTGACTTCAGATTCACCGGTTCCGTCAGAAATGTTTGTAAACTTCTGAATGACCTTTTTATCGCCATCAAAAATAGTTTGAGATGTTACTGCATCAGCCATTTAAATCTCCTATTACTGGTCAGCAAAAGCTGGAGCGTCTTCAGAGACTACGTTACCCCAAATATAGTAGTTTGTACTATCTTTCGCTACTATATTTATTTCCATGCTACCAAAGTCTGTTAATGTTAACTTTGAATTAGAACTACCATTTGCATAAATACCCGCATTGTCCGCATTTGTGTCTAAATGCTGAACATTACCTAAAAAAAAGTTTGAGTTTCCAGGAGTGACTATTATTAAATTTTGTGCTTCTTCAGCGGCTCCTGCATATATAAACTTAAAGGTTGCTCCTGCAACTGGTGCTGGTAAAGTTATTGTTCTATCAGATGCAAGTGCTGGAACGGCCAAAACTCTTCCGCTATGTGTAGCGTTATCAAGTGTTTTATCCTCATCTCCTAATGCAACTGGTGCATCCCCCATTGTAATTACTTCTGTGATTGTTCCAGTAGAAGCATTTTTACTCACAGTTTTAATTGTGCTTTCAGATCTGATAGGACCTGAGAAAGTTGTATTAGCCATATGTGTCTCCTTGTCTTGGCTATTGTCGAAGTTAATTCTTCGTCAAGGTACTTCTATTATACATAAAAAAAGGGGCCTGAAAAGACCCCTTTAAAAATATGTAATTATTTTTATGCTCCAGGAGTTGCAAATACACATCTCCAGTCGGAAACACCAAAGCTGTAACGCTCTCTGGCTTTAAATCTCATGTTTCCTGTATCAAAATCGCCTTCCATAGCTGTTTTGATAGGTGAACGGTTGAAATATTTAAAACCGTTTGGTGCATCAGTTTTAATAAAAAACGCATCTGTGTCTGTTAAGAAGTGGTTTACAACCGCTCCCTCAGGTAACATACCCATGTTTTTGATTGCGTTTGCATCATTGTCTGAAGTTCCAACTCTTAAATTGCTGTTCATAATTCTTTCAGCAGTAAACTGTAATTCTTTTGGAATTATAAGTTTTGTGCCTCTTACAGCAATTTTTAAACCTCTTTCATCTTTGAAACCAGCAATATCAATCAATGCCTGCTCAAGTGATGTTTCATTTAAGTCAGAAGCAGTTGATAAAATGTTGCTCTGGTTACCATTGATGGTTGGGTGAGAAGCAGATGCTAATGCAGCACCGTCACCAATTGCACTACTTGTACTAAACGCATTGTTTAGGATAGCAGCTGCTTTGATCTGTTTGGTCTGTGCCATAGATCTAGCTAATGCTTTGGTGTATCTACTTGCGAGTCTATCATAAAGATTATCCTCAATAGCCTCCTCAGTGATTGAGAAAGCAAGAGCAATAGTCTCATGTGTATATCTTGCAGTAAATGTTTCTTGTGCATCATCAAAGCTCACAGCTCCACCTTCTGATTTAGTCGGTGCAGTTGAAAAGCCTGCTAACATCACTTCTTCTTCAAACGCTCTATCTGATGACTCTTCATCAAATATTTCTGCGTGTTCATTTTCATACCTGTCATACTCAAGGCCAAATAAGGCATTAAGACCAGGCTCTAGCTCTTTCGCTAATTGTGCTCTTGATATAGCCATACTCTATTCTCCTTATATACCAGTATTGGCAGCGGTACCAACGGCAGCCGCAAAGCCTGAGTTAAAGTGTCCTAGAAGACGTACAATATACTGATGACCCACTGCTGAGTAATCTGTATTACCTTCATCTTCATACAACCCTACTATTCTGACATCCAAAGTTGCTGTTGTTGCAGCTGTAGATATGTCAAGCATATCAGTAGACTGACCCGTATTGGTGCTACCGTTATTTACACTTGCCATACTAGCATTTGCAAAAATATCAGCCAAGGCTGTCGCTCTATCTGTGTTAGTTCCATCTGCAACCACTGTGAATAATTGCATAGGATTGTCAAATACAAACGCCTTTATAGGGAAGTTTGTATCAACACTGACATTATTTGATCCTGGCCAAAAGTTTTTAAATGTTGTTTTCTTTGTGCCTGAATCGACATATTCAACACCATAAAAAACTCCTAACGGTGCAACCGCTTGGTCAGTTATGTCTATGACTCCTGCCGCAGTAGGAATTACTATACCACCTTGGTAGATGGCGTTTGTATTATTGGACGCAATTTCATACTGTGTAGTACCAGTAGTGTTAGCACCCGCACCTACTAACCCAATAGGACGTAAGCCATAGCCGCCTGCTAAATTATTAGCCATTTAAGTCTCCATTAAAGTTAAAAGTTAAGATTTTTTCCCTCCAAAGCTTACGCGAGACTGACGATCTGGTCTACTAATAGTCATAGTAGAATGAGCATTTTCTCTCATCATATCAGAATCTACTGCTTCCATTTGATCCGCACTCCTTGCATTAAAGTAAGCTGTACGTTCTGCAACAGTTTCTTCTGGTATACGAGCTAAAATAAGTCCACCAACTCCAAATACACCCTCATACTTACCTGAATCTATAACTGGTGCTTCAAAATCTGGATATTCATCTTTTCTTACGAGCTCCCAACCTTCTCGTATTCTAGCAGAGATGTTCTTACTATCGTTGAACCCTCTGGTTTCCGCTCTTATCCAGCGATGTTTAAAGCCGTCAGGTGCAGGAGGTGCGTCCAACATAGATGGTGGAGCCCACGGTTTTCTTGCAGCTGTCTTTTCTCTTGTATTAGATGTTCTAGGAGACCTCGAAATAGGTTTCTCAAACATTTCGTTTTGTTTATCCATAATCAATTACTCCTTCACATATTTTGCGTACTCTTCTAAAGGAACGCCTAGTTTTTTTGCTAACGCAACCTGTCTTGCTGTAAGCTTGACAGACTTCTTCCCACTACTACGTCCAGAACTTGATCTTGACGCGGAAGCTACGTTCTGGACGGGTTTTTTGCTTTGCGTCTTACCAGCAAACTTATGAGGAAATTCTTCGCTCATACGTTTGTCTAATTCAGTATAGTATTCATCGGTCTTTGGGTCAACACCATCTTGTTCAACTAATTCTTTGTGTATACCAAAAGCAGCATAAGTCATGGCACTATCGTTACCAAACCAATCGTTTCTCTCAGCCCAAGCCTGAGCTTTTGGGTCTGGTGGCGGCGGAGCAACAGGTTGTTGAGCCTGAGGTTGCACCTGAGCTTGAGGCTGTGCTTTAGCTTGCTCTACTTTTTTCTCTTGAGCAGCTCTTGCTTGACTTGCTCTGTCAGCTTGGACCGCTAATTGACTAATTTGTTTTTGAGCAGCCACAGCAGCTTCAGTGTCACCTAAATCCATAGCTGCTTTAAGTGTAGCCTCTGCTTGAGCCATTTGGCTATCTACTCTACCAGTATATTCACTCAAATAACTGGTATCCATTTTGTTAAGACGGTCTCTTAACTCTTGGTTTTCTTTTTCCTTTTGCTGGGCGAACCTGAGGGCTTCATCTGCGTTTTTTTCGTGATCCCGCATTTTTTTAGTAAGCCTGTTAATACGCTTTTCAGTTTTGTTTTTAGCTTCTTCAAACTGGTCTTCAGCTGGTTCAGCCTCTTGTATAACTGTAGTTTCAGCATTTTCTGCCTCGTCTTGGACAGGGATTTCAACATCTTGTGCCTCCTCTTGCTGGTCTATTTCTAAATCTAATTGTTCTTCTTTTTTTGGTTGATTCATAGCTTCCTCTTAAAAATGTAAAATATCTTCAGGTTCTTGTATTTTGGCTAAAATCTCATCATCATTGAGTATTCTCACTTCACCACCGTCTATTTTAAACCTTGATCCTGCGTAACGTGCAAACATCACCCAGTCTTTTTCTGCACACCAAGGTCCCGAAGGAAACTTTTCTGGGTCTTTGTAAGCCATAGGACCCATCTTCAAAACAAATCCAACTTGGGTTGATATTTGGTTATCTTCTACAACCTTATCAGGTAGGTATAAACCACCCTCTGTCTTTCCTTTGCCCCTGTAAGGCAAAATAAGCAGCCTCCAGCCGGTTGGACTTGGCATCCGGTCTATTAGGCTCTGATCTGCTAAACTTGGGTCTAAGACCCTTTCTTGGGGCTCTACATACATTTTATCTAATGCTGTATCATTCATCGTCTTTCTCCTGACGGTCCAGTAAACTTTTTAGTTCATCCTCAACAAACTCCAAAGCTTTTCTTTCACCCATGAGCTGTCGGTATTGCTCCATATTTTTTACGCTGTCGTACAACAAAGCCTCAGAAATTTGTTTCTTTCTTTCATTTATAATACGAAAAACAGCTTCTGCAAGATAAATCTCACTTTTTGACATAATTAACTTATAACTTCCTATTTTGTCTTATATCTTCTTATACAGAGTAACAGATTTAGTCTTGTTCTTCAACAATTGTCTGATCTTTTGGTGGTTCTTCGATAACAGTAAAACAAACAGGGCAACGATAAACATAAGCCAGCTCTGTTTTGCTCATTGCAACCTTACATCTTTCACATAATATTGTTTCCATTCTATGCCCCGTATGTAGTCTTAAATGTCTAAATAAATCCTGTGTTATGTTTTTCTCACAGTTTTTTTTGCTTGCCTAAAGTTTTTTGCAGTTGGGGCACCTTTTTGTCCTTTTTTTCTCATCTTCTCTCCACTGCCAGCTGCAATTCTTTTCTTTTTTGCGTGTATGTTTCTATATAAGCTCATTTTTTCATATTCTCCCTTGCTACACCTTTTGACTTTTCATAGGATCTCATTCCCCCCAATCCCAATAACGAAAGCGTCAACGTCATAAGTTCACCTGTCTGAAGTTTTGGCAAACTAATCTCAGGCATCCATATCGCTGTTGCCCATTCTGCAATAGGCATGATAAAAAATTGTGTTAGTAGGCCGAGAGCACAGATCCACATTATGGCCGGACGTGCCCCAGCTACAAATAAACTAGGGTGCTTCGCCTGTTCTGTATTGGCGGCTATCTGACCTTTAGCCAGCTCCTGAGCATGACGGGAGGCAAGCGTTGCCAAGTCATGTGCCAATTTGTTTTTTTGATCTTTATCCTCTATAAATTTTCCAAGCAACTTAGTTGCTGGACCTATTAATGCTTGTATCACCATAACCTCATTTGTTTGTTTACGTTTACTAATTTACAATAACAATCATACTTTTGTGTTTCTTCACCTATCTTAACGGTTTGATTAGCTAGTCTATCTTTGAAATAGTTACAATTGTTTACGTTGGCTAAATGCAACTGACCTGCTGGATTACCTGCTAAATAACAGAGCAAGACAAAGGCAGGCTTCATTTTCCAGTCCTATTCATTATAGCCGATGCACCCATATATACAGACACAATGCCACCACCAGTGAGATAGAAAAGATTACTAATATCGGCAAGTGCTTTAACTCTTTCGAGATCGACAAAGAACATTGCAGCAGTAAAAGCAGCCATAGCAACCAGACTGGCAGTTGCCATCCGCCTTTGTGCTCTCTGCTTCCTAAGATCGTGCTCAAGTTTTTTAATATCTGCAACATGACTTAGCTCTTCGTCAGAGACTATACCATCACCATCTTCATCATATTCAGCATAGATTGATTGTTTTTGTAGTTTTTTTTGTCTACTAACCAAAATAAAATCCTGCTAAAAAGCTATAGCTCCAAAACCCTAGAATAAGATAAACCCATTCTTCATTACTCATATTAAGTCTTTAAAATAGTTTGGATCGCCTCGAACAAATTCATATTCTGTTACAACGCCACCTTCTTTTTTCTTAATAGGCTTAACTAAATCAGGTCTGCCTTTTTGCATAAAAAACTGCTCTAAGCTCATAATTTCTGAAGCAGGGCCTTCAAAAAACTCTTCTCTTAATTCTTTTTCTTCTTTTGTCATTACTGACCTCCTTTTTGTTGTTTCATCATTTCACGCTGTTGAGCTGCATTTATTCTAGCGGCAGTCTGTCTTTCTTGACTCTCAAGTCTCTTATCAAACTGAGCATCTCTTTGCTGTACTTTTTGCTGCTCAAGACCTAGTTTAGCTGCGTCAATCTGTGCATCATTCTGTTCAGCCTGTGCTCTAACCTCTAGCTCTTTTTCTTTTAATTGTACTAACGGATCAGGGCCTGGTGCCGATAATTGAGCACTTAGTTGTTTCAAGGCTGTCATGCCCTCTGCAACATATTGTGCTGTTTTCGCCTCTACATCAAGCATCTGCTCTTCTGATAACGCTTGTCCACCACTTGCCTGTATCATCTCTACAGCTGCTTTCTCTCTTGCACTAATTCTTACATGATCCATAATATGTTTCTGTAAAGACACAGCAATCTGCGGTGTGCCTGCTACAAGCGGTGTTGATCCAAAAACCATGTGAGACATGATGTGTGCCTCATGTTCTTGACCCTCAAAAGCCACTAAAGGTAGCATATCCAATACATCTATGTTTTCTGAAGCAGGATCTTTCGGCACTGCCTCTGGCTCAGGTGTTCTTTTCAGTATTCTGTCAATATCTCTTACACCCAACGCCTCATACATATCTCTAAACACTTCGTACATATTGTGCATTTCAGGTGCTGCCGTAGCCATTTGCATCTTTGTCTGTGCTAACGCAATCCTTTGTGCCTGCGAAAATATATTAGGATTAGAAACAGGAAGGACATCTACTCTCTCGTCAAAGTCCTCTGACTTAACAGAGCTGTCTACACCAGCAATCGTATAAGGATAACTGTCTGGTAAAAACTCAGCCATGACATTAGAAAGTAATTTAAACTCTAACCTCATTGCATAATGTAGTCTTTTATGCACAGCTGACATGACCCGTGAGCCTTGTTCCAACATAGCAATCGTAGTACCGACTGCGGCCTGCTGATTACCATCGCCTACTTTCATGTCCGTAATCGTTGCGAATCGCCGTCCAGCGTCAACTACAAAGCCTAAGAGTGCCATTAATGTCTGGTCTGGACCCTTGAATGGTAAAGACATAAGACTGGCTTTAATATCCCCACCCGGTGCATCGACGTCTCTAAACTCTCCTGGTTGTAACGGCTCGTCGTCATCTCTGATCCGTAGGCCGCGGGCCTTAAAACCTGCTGGTAAGTTCGATAGCGTACCTGCATCAATTAACTGTCTTAGTGCAGCTGTTGCTGTTCTTGATAATCCGCCTATGGTATGTATTAACCCTAGACCGTAGAAACCAAAACCCGGTAAAAACTTATAGTGTACAAAATATTGTATCTTTTTCTTTTTACTATCGTCTTCTTTATAATTTCTACGTATTGACAGTATCTGTCCGTTATCTTGTGATATGGTCACTACATAAGGAACTTTAATGCCTGTAGATTCACCATCATCATTTTTTTCTTCAAACCCTTCAAGGTCTAAATCAACATGACACTCAAGCAAAGTGCAATCGTAATCAATGTTAGATGCATACATCCCGTCTATACGCTCCAGTTCATCTTTTAAGGCTGATCCTTCGCCTTGTGCTGGTATAATAGGTATATCTCTGTAAAAGCCCGATAACTGTCTCTTCCTAAGATCATTTAAGCTCATTTTTACAACATGAGTAATATTAGGACAGGTCTCTAGATCAGATGTGCTATACGGCACTACTAGATCTTCAGCTGGTATAAACTTGCTGACAGCTCTATCCAAGTTTTCATCATAGTAAACTTTTTTAAATGTTGACCCTGCAAGGGGCAAATAAAATAACATTTGGTCAAATTCAGGCGTATATTCCTCCATAACCGAAGTTATGTAGTAATTCATGAATTCTTTTACTCTTTGGGCCTGATCTTCTTTTTCTGGTGTGCTTGTTCCCATAACAAGAGTTCTAACTGGACCGCCCGGTGGAAGGAGCTCATTGAAAGCTTGTGCTTGGAACTGTGTAGCGGACTCTGCAAGTAATGGGTGAGTAACTCCGCTGGCACCCCTAAAGGGTTGTGCTCTTTCTTCGTAGCTAAATCCAAGTAATTCAAGGCCGTTGGCAAAGGCATCTTCCCACTCCTGTCTACTGTTTTTGTTTTCCTCAAACTCACCGCTCAACTCACCTGACAAACGACCAAGCTCATCATCAGACATATCTTCTGCTAAGTTAGCGTAAAAATCACCGTCCATGCTTTTATCTTCACGAGGATCAAAATCTATGACAACACTACCGTCGTCTTCTTCCATAATCTCTATATTGTCTGGTATTTCGTTCATGTCCATACCCTGCGGTA